TCCACTCATTAGTTGATGTTTAGTTAGTATGTTGCCGTATAAGTGTAACCAAAAGTTTTTCTTGTAGTGATAAAAGTCTACACCTGCAACTACAGCTAAATCTGCAAAGCTACCTATCTGTGCTAATTCCTCAGCGTTGTATCTATTTACTACATTTTGAAATACTCCGTTTCTATAGTCTGCATCACTTGCTGCAATTAAGTTACCCTCTTGATTAAACCATTGATAATCGTAACCCATACTTTCTCCTGTTGATGGATTTATCATTTGATAAAGCATATCACTATGATTTGCGAAATTGTAGGCTAATGTCCACCAATAATTTTCCTCTAAGTAGTTTTGTATAGGATTATGTCCGTATGCTTTCTCGTATGTTCTATATATTGAGCCTATGCTTATACTTAGTTTCTTACCTATTGGTAGTCTAAATCTGACCTCTGCACTTTTATAGTCTATATCAATTAGTTCGTTTTTTTGGTATTCGCCTTTTACTAACCAATACTTTGCTAAATATCTTACAAATACTTCTTGATTGTCAAACTCTCTACCTTGTTGTCTACCACTCGAATATTCATATAAATACTCTAAACCTTTATAAGCACCTATATTAGATTTTACACTTGCGTTTTTTTCTGAGCCATCATAAAACTTATTTCTATCCTCATACTGAAAAAAGGCTAATTTTCTAATACCATAAGTTACCATCATGTCAGACGGATGTTTACGAGTAGTTTCTATTAGCTCGTTTTGCTGTGTTACAATAAATGTTTGTGGTGCTTGTATTGAGTTAGTTTGTGAGTAAGCTCCGTATATAGTTGAATACTTAAAAACTTTTTTAAATATATTATCTTTTTTTTCTTGACTGTTTGCGCTTATACTTACGATAAGAGCGAACAATATCATTATTAATTTTTTCATGTTTTTTTTCATAATAATATCCTCCATTTTGTTTATCTAATTTTCTGTGATTTGTTTTTCTTTTGTTTAATATGTTAATAGTAATCCCTGCTGTTAATCCTCCTAATAAAGCAGAAAATAAATCGTTTTTACTAAGATCAGCATCTCTTACTGCTGCGTCTATAGTCTCCTTTACAATACCTACTCCAACCGATGCTGTTACACCATTCCAAAATGCTTTGTTTCTGTTTTTAGTTTTTGTATAAGTTAAATCATAAGCTAAAGCACTTGCTGTGCCACCTACTAAAAAATGTAATCTGTGATCAGGATTTAGTTTCTTGTCGTAACTTTGGAAAGGAATATCGTTTGGTGCGTTGTTTTGAGATAGAGAAAAAAATGTAAACAATCCTAAAATCGTTGTGATAATAATTCGTCTATATGTTCGTCTAATATCTCTTTCCAATTTTCAGGTAGTTTTAGGCTTATTCCACTTTCTATTCTTAATTCTTCCTCCCCATCATTATACAAAACAATAGTAGGTAGATATTTAATATCTTTAAATCGTTTAGGCTCTTTAGACATGAATAAGGTTTCTACATTGTAGTCCTCATAATTATCTAATGATACTTGTTCAGCAAATTCAGCAGTATATTGAACTATCGAAATAGATTCAGTTTGAGCAGAACTCGCAAAAGTCAGAAAGAACGCAATTATTACACATTTCATCTTTGTTTACTAATTTCATATAATCTCTCGTCCATCTTTGCTAATGATTCTTTGATTTCATTAACATCATCTTTGACTGTAGATACATCAGCATCTATTTTTTCTATAGTGCTTCTTACTAATTTATCTTTATAGTCAAATTCTATTTTTTGTATTTCAGGCTCAGGTAATTCTTTCGCTAACGCTATATCAGATTTTAGCGTAAAGTAAGTAGTAGCTAAAGATATTGTAAAGCCAATAATAATACCTATTGTTTTTAGGTCTAAAGTTACATTCGTATCTTCACTAATTTTCGTCATTTTTCTTTACCTTTTTCGCTTTAGATTCATATTTACTCCAACCCTCAGGAGCATCTCCGTCCCATTCTATAACAAGGCTATTTCCCTCTATAACTATTTTATGTGAATGAGGTGTTTGAATGCTATTATACATTTCTATTAGTTCCTCTCTTGTTTTAAAATTATATTTCATCTTCTTCTTTATTTATACTTTCGTTAATTATACTTACAATTTGTTGAGCCTGAGACAATACTGCTATAGGCATTGTATTAATTACTTGGTTAATTCTCTTAATTTGATCTTCAGTTATTTCCATATTAATCTATATAATCATCTTGGTAATTATCAGGTAAATAGCTTTCCATGTCGCTTATTTGCTCTGCTGTTAATTCATCTTTATAAAAATCATTAGCTAATACAAACTTAAAGTGTTCTTTAATAACCTCAACTTGTTCTTCACTTGTATTGCTATCAGCTATTTCTAAAAGTTGATTAGGTAATTGAGATTTGATATTATCTATATCAGACTGCCCATAACCTTTTTCTGTTGTTATTATATTTCTTTTCATAATTAACAATTACAATTATTACATTCTTTCATTTGCTTTATTTCGCTTTTTAGTTCCTGAATAGCTTTTACTAAAACAGGTACTAATCTACCATAACTTGCCTCTAATTTATCAGGGTTATCTGAATAAACCAAATTTAAATATTCATCATCTACTTCTTGTAAATCTTGCGCTATAAATCCTAAATCTTTTTGCCCTACTTTACCACCATCTCTCATATTCCAATCAAAAGTAACAGGCTTTAATTTTTCAATTACATCTAAACCATAATTAGATTCTTCTATATTTGTTTTATCTCTTTTATCTGATAAAGCTGTAATACTCGTTACTTGACATCTTAAGGTAGTTATAGATGAGTTTCCTAAAGTTATTGTATTACTAACTGAAGTTGATGATGCCTCAGAATCATTACCTATAATAGTATTATTGCTCCCTGTTAAATGTGTATCTGCTGCTCGATACCCTAAACAAGTATTATAACTTCCTGTCGTAATTAACTCACCTGCTTGATAACCTAATCCTGTATTTCCTGCTCCTGTTTCTACATCTTCTAAACATTCAGCACCAATAGCTGTATTATATGCTCCTGTGCTACTTCCTGAAGCACCTTGTAAAGCCCCTTTACCAACGATAGTATTATATGAGCCTGTATTGAAAAGTCCTGTATCATTTCCTATACAAGTTCTACTAAAGCCTGTACTGTTAGAAAAACCTGCTCGGTTACCTACATTAACATTATTTGTTCCTGATGTTTGAGAGTTTCCTGCAGTAGCACCTATGCTTACGTGACTATTTGCTGTAGTATTCCTTGCTGCTTGATAACCTATTATTACAACATTACTTCCATTACCCCCTCCATCTTTAGCTTGATAACCCATAATAACACCACCTGTATTTGTGTGGTTTTCACCTGCTTGATATCCTATTATCGTATTATTACCCTGTGTAGTCAGAGTTTCTCCTGCTTCAACTCCAATACACACATTACTACCACCTGTAGTAATATTTGCACCTGCAAAATAACCTATACCAATATTTCTATCTCCACCATTCAAGTCGTATAATGCTTGTTCACCTATTGCTACACATTGGTAAGAGCCACTACCTGCTGTATTACCTCTACCTGCTGATTTACCTATAAAAACATTTGATAAATTATTAGAGCTTTGATCAACATATCTTCCTGCCTCAACTCCAATACATACACTATAGTTTCCGTCAGTTATACCTGCTCCTGCAAATTCTCCTATACAAATATTATCTATTCCTGAAGTTAAAGAATTTCCTGCACTTGCACCCATTACAAAATTTCCTTCAGGAGTTCCAACTAAACCTGATGGAATATTAATAAAATATGCTGAATCTGCATCTACCTGTACATCACTTAAATCATTTAAAGCTGATGCACCACCACCACCTGAACCATTAGCTGCTGCTGTTATTCTACCTTGAGCATCTACTGTAATATCTGCTGAGGTATAACTACCTGCTGTTACTGCTGTATTGTCTAAACTGATGTCTACAATATTAGTTCCTGAACCTATAGATGTAGTAATAGCTGTTCCTCCCTGTATATCAACAGTTTCTCCACTTGTAATGTTTGAAGTTCCTGTATCGGCATCAAGTGTCCAAGAAGCATTACTTGCTATAGTTATATCAGAAGTATTTTCAGTTATACTAATACCTCCTGAACCTTGGACTAACCTACGCAATTCTAAATCTACTCCTGTTTTTTGTTTAAATACTCCTGCTGTTCCTGAACCTATAGCACCTACATTTGATGCAGTATTAGCCTCTCCACCTACACCTAAATTAGTAGGGGTAATTCTAACATTATCTGTTCCGTCATATCCTACAACAAAATCTACATCTGTTGATGTTGTCTTTTCTGTAAATTGTGAAAACTTTTTATTTGCCATTATTAATTGGTTTATATGTAACTTTTACATTCTGAGTATTATTCATTGTCCAATCCATGTCTAAATACTTTTTTAATTTTACGATATTTTTATTTTTTGGTTTGTATCTCACAATATCCAACCATTAAAAAGCGAATCAGTATCAGGATATACATCGCCTCCTGTGTTTTGATTATACTCAGGGAATAAATTACTATTATTATTAATGTAATCTAAAAATCTTTGTGTATAATACTCTGCTGTATTTCTTGCTTTGTTTACTAAGAAATCAACTTCACTCTTAGATACTGTTTCTGCGTTTTCGCTTGTGTGCTTAAATACACCACCATTTTTTATTTGGTAAGCTGCATAAGGAATGTACTCTGCTTGTGCATACCATATTAACATGGGTTGTATATAGGTATTGACTAAAGTTTCATAGTTTCCTGATAATCCACTTCCTGCTATATCAGTTCCTATTTTATCATATAATTTAGTCCCTAAGTAGTTTCTGATCTCTATCTCTTGTGCTACTTTTATAAATTGTATAAATTTATCTGTATCTACATTTCCGTCAATGATACTATTCTTGACTAAATCTGTTCTTGTTATGAATAAAACTGTTGCCATAATTATCTACTTATTCCTATTTTTTTAGCGTATGCTGCTGTATATCCACTATAAGGCATGTCTTTTGGCTTTATTGCTACTTTCTTTGCGTTTTTAGGTGCGATAAAACCTCGTCTCTTAGCCTCGCTATCATATAACTTTTTACCTAAACTTTTGTTGCCATCTTTTCTAAGATACGTTCTTCTACTCCAATAATGATGGCATCTCGCACCACCTTTATAAAGCCATATAGAATAAGTATCTGCACCATTTTTACCAAAACCTGCATTTACTGCTTTAGTGTCCATAGCTCTTATATCCTCTTTACGATACACCTTTTTAGCAGCTACCATTTTTTTACAAAATTCTCTTGATGTTTTTTTAGTCCTTTCAGGTGCATATTTGTATCTAACTAAAAATGTATAACCTAATAATTTACTTGCAGGAGTTTTACCATCTTGATCACTCTCTCTATAAGGCTTTGCGCTTCCTGTACTTGCTAATTTAATTTCGTTGTTAGCGTTTTCTATAAGTTCATCCATTTCATCATCAAACTCATAGTTTACTTCGCTTTCATCAATTAACTCAAATTGCTCTAAAAGTTCATCCTCATCTTGTCCTAAGTCAATTAAGTCTTGTGCTATACTATCTCTAAAGTCATCCTCTTTACTTAATTTAACTCCTGTTTCTTCTTCTCTTGTTTCTTCGTCCTCTACATTAGATAAATCAGTAAATTCAAGTGGCTGAAGCGTTTTAAAGTATAAATGCAGAGAGATTTCATTGTAAGCAAGTATTTGGTCAAAAGCATCAATTAAAAGCCCTTGAAAGCTCTTAATTACAAGATTGTCAAATAGTATAGATGCTGTTTTTAATTCGTCTGCATTGTTCCCTAAACCTGTATCATCTTTAATACCAAATAGCATTGGACTTACAATCCTATGAGATACCATGATTTTTTTAGAACTCTCATTACTTAAGAACTCGTATTGTTGGTGTGCATCGCTTAATTGTACAGGCTCTATACTTGCAGCAGTTTCAGGATTATCATTAAATGCTAAAATAAATTTACCTGCATTTGAGCTACCACTAAATTTCTCGTAGATTCTCTTTTCAATCATTTCCCTTTGCTCAGGATCAGGAGTTCCATTGTTGAAGTTGATTAACATACTTGGAGCAAGTCCGTTTAGTATGTTGTTTAAATGGAAGTTAGAAATTTCCTCCTCTAATTCAGCATATTGCGTACCACCTTGATAATCTACAGGACTATAATACTTAAAACCTGCTCTATAAGGTTTTATATACATGATTTCTAATCCCTCTTGTGAATATCCAAACGCAGGTATTCTCTTAAGTGTATTACCTTTTCTGTATTTACTCCAATCACTAAAGTAATAATAAGCCTCTACCTCTCCTTTTTCGTTGCATTTTTCGGCTCTTAGTGTTTCAATAGGTATGTGTTCTAACTGAACAATTCTACTTCTATCTTTTGAATATATGATTTGTATTGCACATTGTCCCATAAGTTTAAGATCATAGCATAATTTTCTTGTACAATCTTTATTAAACAGAGACTTCATTTGAGCATACTCATTAGGCTTTTTGCTTGAATTAGTAGCATCTAAGCCTTTTCCGTAAATCATCTCACTAACACCATTAATAATAGCATTATTTGTAGGACTTCCGTTGTATCTATCTATTAAGTATTGAAAATAGTTGTTATCCTCTCCATAAGATACCCATTCTTTGTTGCTTACCTCTTTTACTACAGGCGAGGTATAGGTACTTAAATTTACTATACTTAAATCTGATTTATTTTTCATATTATTATATAATCGTTGTCATACTGATCATCTCCTGTTGGCGTCGTATATTCGCCATTATTGACAGAATAATAATCATTGTTTGCTTGGTTTACAGTTTGATCAGTACAAAATATCTTGTCTTTATAAATTACATTTGCACCCTCTTTTACAGTCAAGTCATAAAACCTACCCTCTACAAGTACAGGGCTTAATGCTTGTGATATTGTTCGATAATTCTTGTCAGTTGTTGTACTTATAGATGAGTATGTTGTTGAGGTATTCGTTGAATCGTCTCTTACTATCATGCTAACTGTACTTGCATAACTTCTCGGAATTATCTTTAAAGTCTGTGATGATGCAGAAGTAGTTAAATGTATCATACTAATATAACGTACAAACTTTAAATTTTGTGTATAAAAAAAGGAGCCGTATTTCTACAAGCTCCCCTTTATTACATTTAATCTACTACAATATACAATAAATATTTGAATAAAAAAAAGAGGAGTTCGAAAACTCCCCTTTAATAACAAAACTAATTGATTTATGAAAACTTATATAAATATAAGAAATTAATTTTAGTTAGGTACTATTTGTGTACCTTGATTTGCACCTGTTACAACACTTGATGCAGTAAAGTCAGGAGCTTCTGTTTCTTGTGCAACAAACGTCAAGGAATAACCTGAAAGGTCTCCCATAGCTGCTCCACTTGAGAAAGTTCCTGAAGTAAGCTCTGCTCCATGATCTTTACCTACTAAGAAATAATTACCATTGTAATCCTCTACCCAAATATGTGGACGAGCAACAGCAAGTAAAGCTATCTCAGCTTGAGTTTCTTTTTCTAAGAACGTAAAATTAAGTGTTAATGTGCTTTCGTAAAATGTAGTACCATTTTCTCTTGATGAATTTACAGTAGTTTCTAAAGTAGAATTTCCTTTGATGTCAAATTGATATACAGTTGGAGTTCCACTTATAGCTGTAATTTCATTAGAGGCAGTTGTGATAGTGCCTAATCCACCATAATCCGTAAAGTAAACAGACTTTAATCCACCTACTCCTGTTTTACATGGTAAAGACCTACCTTTAGTTAATAAACAAGCCATAATTTTCTAAGTATTAAAAAAGGGTAGGCAGAATACTACCCACCCCTTTATATGTTAATTTAATTTAATTTATTATGAATAAAGAACAATATCTGCTCCTATTCCAATTTGTACTCCTGCAGTATATCTCATAACTACTCTAACATTCTGTGATCCATCAATGTCAGCCATGTCAATTACTTTTACTTCATTTCTGTCGTTAAGTAATCCTGTTCCGAAGAATAAGTTAGATTTTCTTGCTGCAACTGCATTGTTAGTATCAAGACCTGCTGTTACAAACATTGGAATACCTTGATAGTTCATCTCAGTTCTTCCTGCATGATACAACTCTCTATAACCTAAAGCTGCTTGAGCTTGTACATAAGCCTTAGCAATAGCAGAAGATACATATAATACTAAATCATCTGATCCATAAACTGCACTTGGAATTGCATCTACTACTTTGTTTAACTCAGTAATAACATTACCTGCATTTACTGAAGTACCTACAACATCAACTACATCTGCATCTGATTGCATTATAGTTTTGAAACCATCAAAGTTTCCTTCTGCAGCAGCACCACCCCAAATTGAGTTTTCTGTAGCGTTTGCAACCTCTGATGCTACTCTTGCGATAACGAAATCTGAAAATAGTGGAGGTAAGTTATCAAAAGCAGAGAATCCCATTTGAGCAGCTTCCCAATCAGAATGTAATTCTTTCTTACAAATCTGTAGGTTAACTTGTAACTCAGTAGGAGTTAATACTTTTTCAGTAAGCGTAAGACCTGAAGTCGTTGCATCGAAATCACAGTCTGCTGATCTGATTAAATTTGAGAAAGCCCCTACTTTCATAGCAGCTTTGTACTTAATGTTAGGTAAAATAGTAACTGCAGCTTCATCTAATGTTTTAGCTGTTAATAAACTCGCAGCAATATACTTACCTGCAAATTCTCCTGCATAACTACTACCTGTAATTGTTGGATTTGGCATTTTTCTTAATTTTAATTGTTAATTATTTTTTTCATTACTTTATCAAAAGTAGTTTCCTTTCTGTTTTGTGAGAAACGTACTTTGAGTTTTTGCTCTGCTTCAGGATTATGAGTAATTGGCTCAGTTGCAGGAGTTTCGCTAAGTTCTTGTTTTACTTGCTCCTCTACTTCAGCCATTTCTTCTTTTTTATCCTTAAGCTCATTAATCATGCCTTTGATCTCCTCAACGGCAGATTCAAATTCTTCTTTAGAAACATAATTAGCTTCAACTTCTTCAGCAGGTGCTTCTTCAGCTTCAGCTTGTTTAATTTCTGCGATAATACCCTCCTCTGAAACAATAAGCAATTGTCCATCTTCCATAAGATATTCTCCTACAGGGACTGCTACTCTTTCATCATCAGATACTATAAAGATTTCGTTTCCTGCTTCAAAAGCCTCAGCTTCTAAAACAGTACCATTTTCAAGTGTAGCTTGTGCTAACTCTACTTGGACTTCCTCTTGAGTTTCAGTTGTTTCTTCTAATTGAGTTTCCTCAACTTGCTCCTCAACTTTTTCCTCTCCTAAGAAAGTTTTGATTTTGTTTAAGATTTCTGTTGATTTCATATTACTATAACGTGTTAAAATTTATATTTGCATTTTTGTTTATATTGCTCTATCTCCAAAAACTTTTGAATCTTGTTTTATTCTTTCAATAAGTTCTGCTCTTTTTTTGATTTCGTCTAACAATTTTTCTAACTCTCGTAAACCCTTTACATTATTAGGATTCATTCCTAATTCTTTCGCAGCTTCTTCAGCTCTTGCCATAAGGTTTAAAGTTTTGTTAGTTTCATTTTGCACACTTGATCTACTTGCATCTAAATTCGCTCTTTTTAATTTAGAAATTGCAGATGAAGCATTGTCAAGTGCTTTTAACTGTGCAGATGATTTTTTTTGCATATCTGCAAGTCCTTTACTTAAAACATTAATTTGTTTTTGTATGTCATCTAAAATTGCTAACTCTACTTTTTCTGTTGATAATTCTTGTTTTGTAACTTGCGCTACATAATTCATTGCTTTTTTTCTCATGTTCTTTAATTTTTAAAATTTATGATTTCTTTTGTATTATAAACCATTCATTACCATCACTCCATATTTTAATCCCTTCATAGGCTACATTTACCTCATAATAATTAGTTGAGCCGTCTAATGTATCTCCTCCTGATGGTGTTACTCTTGCTCTTGTGTTAGTGTTGAAACCTCCATTAGAAATAAATCTAATTGCTCTATTTACATTATTTGCAGCACTTGGTAAATTAATTGTCATATTTCCACTACCACCTGTCCAAGTTAATTTAACTAACATAGCTTGGTCGAATATTGTATCGCTTAAATTTACCGTATCATCAGCTGATACAGTTAAATTATACGGAACTAAAGTGTTCTTTACTTTGTTGACTGTTGTTTGTTTAGTTTCTCCACTTTGTACAGTTACTAAAAGTTCTGTACCTACTAAAGCTGATGCTTGATTTAATTGTGATATACTTTTATCTGACATTATAAAATTATTTTTGCGTTATCTTCTTGTTCTAAATAAAAAGCATTTTCCTGTAAAAGATAAAATGTAGATTTAGATATATTTCCTATTCCTTGTGCTTGTAAACTACCATCGCAACATTTAGAGGAATATGTATTGTCAGGGCATAAACAACCTCTACGACCTCCTCTTGGCGATGCTT